CTTATTCGGAACGTAAAAAGTATTCGGGTTGCTAATCCTAGCACTTCTTAAGGGAATTGATTTGACTAAGTCTCTTTATCCAATCCGAAAATAAAGAGGTAGGTTTTTAAACTATTAGGTTTATTTTGAGAAAGCCCAAAACCACCTAATGAAACCTTATGTATAAAAGAGCACAAACCCCAATTTGGGTTATCTTGGATTTAACATATCAGTTTAAATAGTAGGGTCAAGCATATTATTGTATATTTTTATATTTTTATAATCCCAGGAGGAAGCTGCTTAAGGGTGTGGCAAAAATGTCACAGCTAATATCTCATGGTAGTAAATCAAAAACTTTTTTTTACCTATATATAGTATAACAATAAATTGACCTAAAATAAGGTTATAAAATACTGAAAATCGCCGTTGGCAATTAATCTATAGTAACACCGCTAAAAGTATCTAATGGGCGTTGGCGGTGGTTTATTTAGCCACTAATAAATATATCAATATATGAATATGTTATTCGTATAATATTAAACTAATTATTTATATAGTTTAATATTAAATTACTAAAGGTAAATAATGTTGACCTATAATATAGTATAATGTTAAACCATTATAATTTTTTGAATAGGTAAATAATGTTGACCTATAATTTTTGAGGGGTATACCTTTTTGAAATCTTAATGATGGATATGGTTTTTTGTACTTGATTTTTACCAAGTGATAAACATTTACAGATTATCGCAGGAAATCATAATTAATTATTTAATTTATCAATCCCTAATTGTATAAAAAACATAATGATTTCAATTAGTTAGCTATATAATAATATTAATAATGTTATCTTTGACTATATCCAAGGAAAACAAGGGCGGGCATGGGGCAGTGGGGGGGTATACGTACATATATATGGAGAATGACAGAGGGGAGCATTTTGAATACTGTTAACTACATCTGCGCTAATCCGTATACCCAGGACTGTATTATGATACCCTGCAGAAATACTTTATTATTCTTATTATATTGATGGTGGTGTTGGATTATAAAGATAATACTGTTAATACTCACAGGAGACTCACAGAAGCCCTCCAGTAGTCCCAAGGTATATCTTAACCTGACGACACATAAGCATACCTCAGTGAGGCTCTGTGAGGTTCTAACAGGCAATTGTGACAGCAGCCGGGGAGTTAAGTATTCTTTAAGTATCTTTAGGGAGTAACTACAAGAAAACTTAAAGATGTCTTATTTGTCCACTTGACTAATTTAAAAAGTATGGTATAATATACTTAAAGTATTATTAAGGTATACTTAAACATCTACATCTTTAGTATTATTAATAATAATAGTATTTAAGTATACTTTAAGTAACCTTTAAGTACCCTTTTTAGAGGTACGATTTTTATTGTCGTCCCACTTTAGTGGTTGACACAAGCTTCCCCAAAGGTATAACTAGTCATGTCCAAACCCAAAATGTATTCTAGTGAACGTGTACTAGAAGAATTTTATAAGGCTTTAGCCGATCAGAATGAAGGTAGACTACGCAGAGTACACATACCGAGATCTGATGTATTCTACGTAAGAGAAGCTTACTACCAACACTCAGGAAGCTGGGAGACTTTAGATCGTATTGAAAGATGTATGTACCTTGAAGGCAACCTAGCAGGTCGAGATGTACTAGACCCTAAACGTAAGAGAGAATGGGAAGATGACTACATTTGATGAAATAGATAAAGATAAAAGTGGTTCAATCGAAAAGACTGAATGGGATGCTTTATTATTAGACGACAAGCGTAGACAAATAGAAGACGAAGATAGTAAACGAGATCAGCAGCGTAAGATGGTTTGGTTTGCTCTTGTAGGGATGCTTATCTATCCTCTAACTATTATAATTACATCTATAGCTGGACTTACAGAAGCTACTGGTGGTTTAACTTCTATTGCTGGTGTCTACTTTATTAGTGTTAGTGCAATCGTTGGTGCATTCTTTGGTTTTACTAACATCAAGAAAAAGGATGATTTTTAATGCTAGGTATTATTAATAGTGTAGCAGGATTAGCTACAGCATTTATAGATGGCAAGACAGTTGTAAAGAAAGCTGAAGCTGAAACAAAGATGAAGATCGCTACTGGCGAGATTGATTGGGATATTGAAGCTATGAAGGCTACACAGAATAGCTGGAAGGATGAATGGATTACTTTACTATTTAGTATTCCTTTGATCCTCGCATTCTGTGGACAATGGGGTAATGATATAGTTCATGCAGGATTTGTAGCCTTAGAGGTTATGCCTGATTGGTATCAGTACTCACTAGGTGGAATTGTATCAGCTAGTATTGGTATGCGTGGTGTCAGTAAATACTTCGGGAAGAAATAATGAAAGAAAACTTTAATAAATGTTTAAAGATGTTGCTTCACCACGAGGGTGGTTATGTAAATCATCCCAGTGACCCTGGTGGTATGACTAATTTAGGTGTGACTAAGCGTGTTTATGACGAGTGGATTGGACGTGAGTCTACAGAGCAAGAAATGCGTGACCTAACACCTGTTGATGTTGGTCCTATATACAAGAAGAACTACTGGGATCGGGTTAAGGGTGATCACTTACCTTCTGGCTTAGACTGGGCTGCATTTGACTGGGCTGTTAATTCTGGTTCTGGTCGTCCAGCTAAGGCTATCCAACGAGCTGTAGGTGCTACGCAAGATGGTTCAATTGGTCCTGCTACACTTGCATTGGTCTTAGAGAAAGACCCTAAATTTATTATTGAGTATGTTTATGATGTACGTCAGGGATTTTATGAAAGTTTAAACACCTTTAAAACATTTGGACGTGGTTGGACTCGGCGAAACAAAGAAACACTTCAGCAAGCATTGAAGATGATAGAAAAATAAGAGGTAGTATGCCTAGTTCACCTAATTACAAAAGAGACTATAAAAGAGAAGCTGCTGTTCGGGCAAGTCCGAAAGAGTTAAAGAAAAACTCTATGCGTAAAGCAGCTAGATATAAGTTAGAAAAAGAAGGTGTAGTTAGTAAGTTTGATGGTAAGGATGTAGACCATAAGAACCGTAATACTAATGATAACTCTCGTAGTAACTTAGTAGCTAAACCTAAGTCAGTTAATCGTAGTTTCTCTCGTAAGGCTAATGCTAAGAAGTACGTAGGTGCTTCTAATCCTCCAACTCAAAAGAAGTATTCATAATGTCTGTAGAGTATCGTGGAGAAAAATTTAAAGGTTATAATAAACCTAAGCGAACTCCAGATCATCCAAAGAAGTCACACGTAGTTCTAGCCAAAGAAGGTAGTACTATTAAAATGATTAGATTTGGAGAGCAGGGTGCATCTACCGCAGGTAAACCAAAGGCTGGTGAGTCTGATAAGATGAAGAAAAAACGTGCGTCCTTTAAAGCAAGACACGGGAAAAATATAAAAAAAGGAAAACTCAGTGCAGCTTATTGGGCTGATAAAGTTAAATGGTAAATATATATAGGAAATAAAATTATGGCAACTACTACACTAACAGAAGGCATTGAAGCCTATCAAACAGACATTACTTTTGGTGATGGAATTGACGTAACGGGTACTGCTACAGTATCTGGTGCAACTACACTTGGAGCTGCAGTAAACAGTCTCTTCGTTAGACACGTGGCTCACGTATCTGGTGTATCAATCAACTCGACTGCTGGTGACTCCCCAACTATTGGTACATTTGTACAACCAGCAAACACAATTATTACCGACATTAAAATCTTTTGTGTAACTGCACCTGTTTGTGGCAGTGGTGATATTGGTTACGAAGTAGGTACATCTTCTTCTGGTGCACAGATTGTAGCTACTCAGGCTGACGAAATCTTAGACGCTGGTACAACAGTTGTTGTAGGTAACGTAACTTTGACTGAATTAATTGTTCAGACTCAAGATGCCGCAACAGCACCAGCTTCTGTACAGTACACAGCAGCAGCACGTAACATCTTCTGTAACATTACTAACACTGTTAATGCTACAACTGCAGGTGCGTTTACTTTTGTAATTGAGTACGTACAAGTAGCATAATAAGATCGTCTGGTACTAACGTTAAAGTACTACGCCACAGGGTCTCATGACCCTATCTCGTTACGTTGTTTATGCAGATGGGATTTCGCTACCGTAGCTGTTAACACCGGGCAGGCGTCAGAGCCGGGGGAGGCCGTAAAAACCCTCCTCCGAGTTCTACTCTTTAACAAACAAGGATATATAAGATGAAAATGGTAATGAAGAACGGTAAGAAAGTCCCTTTCTATGCAGCTGATGGTATTGGCAAAATGAACATGGGCGGAATGATGAAGAAGAAGTCAGGTATGCATAAGATGCCTGATGGGACAATGATGAAAGACGAAGAGATGGGCATGAACTACGGAGGTATGGTTAAGAAGAAAAAACCTGCAGCTAAGATGATGTCTGGCGGTATGGTTAAGAAGAAAAAACCTGCAGCTAAGATGATGTCTGGCGGTATGGCTAAGAAGAAGATGGCTTACGGTGGTATGTCCGGATACAAAGCAGGCGGCTCTACTACAGCAGGCAAGCTTGGTGCTTCTAATCCTCCGACTCAGAGAAAAAAGTAATGGCAGTTAAGAAATCAACAGTTAATGCTGCTGGTAACTATACCAAGCCTGGAATGCGTAAGACATTAGTAGCTTCTGTAAAAGCAGGTTCATCTGGAGGTAAATCAGGCCAATGGTCTGCAAGAAAAGCTCAGATGGTAGCCAAGCAGTACAAAGCTAAAGGCGGAGGTTACAAGTAATGAAGGGCGTAAAACACTATAAAAAAGATGGTACTGAACACAAGGGTACTACTCACAAGATGTCTGATGGTTCTTTACACACTGGTAAAACGCATAGTAAAACTAGTGTAAAGTTATTTCATTATAAAGACTTAAGTAAAACAGTAAAGGCTAAGATAGATGGCAAAATCAAAAAGTCAAAAAAGTCTTAGTCAATGGACTAAACAGGACTGGGGCACTAAGAGTGGAAAAAATTCTACTCAAGGTAAAAAAGCTACGGGAGAACGTTACCTTCCTAAAAAAACTAGAGTAGCTTTAACTTCGTCCGAATATGCAGCTACTACTGCGGCTAAACGTAAAGGTACAGCAGCTGGTAAACAATTTGTAAAACAACCTAAACGAATAGCAAAGAAAACTGCTTTAATTAGAAAGAGGACTAAATAAAATGGCTAAAGATGATAAACTTAAGGGTAAACCAAGATCAGTAAGAGCTGCTCAGAAAGCAGGATCTAAATACTTTTTTGATAAAAACGGAGTTAAGAAACTTGCAGTTACTGCCGAACAACTTAAAAAAACAGGGCTAACACTACGTCAGTGGGCTAACCAAACTAATTCATCAGGTAAGCTTAAGAAAAAACCTGAAGGTGGAATTAAAGTTAAAAAACCTGACGGTAAAATTACAGTTACAAAATTGGCTCCAACTGATCGTACAGGTAAAGTTCTATCAGCAGCAGAAAAACAACTTAATAAAAAATCTCGTGATGATAAAATGGATGCAACAAATAGATCTTTTGGTTCAGAGTCAAAACGAAGAAATGTTACCGTTAGTAGAGGTAATATGAACCGTAAAAAGCTATTAGAAGACAAAGCTTATAATGCACGATTAAATCGTAGGTTTGATCCGTTTAGTAAAAAAACTTATGCTCAGTGGAAAGATATGTCTCGTGAAGAACGTAGGGATGCTAAACTACCTCTTTCAGTTGCTGGAGGATTAAAAAATAAAGATAAATTTAAAGGTACAGGCAAACCTAAATAAACATAGCGGGGTTGCATTATTGTCTGTAGTATGTTATAACTAGATAAGTAAAACTATCTCCAGTAGGCTAAATAATTAGTCGCTTAACTGGAGATAGAACATGTTTAAAAAAATAATGAACCGTATAATAACAAGTCGTCAACGTACTGCCGATGAATGGATTTTGCGTAATATGACTGACTATGAATTAAGAGATATTGGAATTACACGTTCCGAAATCACAGGGAGACTTGATGGCTCGCAACCTAACAGATAAACAACAGTTGTTTCTAGACGTACTCTTTGAGGGTGCACAAGGCAATCCTATGCGAGCTATAGAGCTTGCTGGGTATGCCTCTGGAACTGCTTCTACTACTATTATGAATACCCTACAGGAAGAGATTGCGGATCTCACGAAGAAGTTTATAGCTACTCGTGGTCCACAGGCTGCTTACTCTATGGTAAACGTAATGGAAAACCCGACAGATTTGGGTAATAAAGAAAAGATGGCAGCTGCTAGAGATCTACTAGATAGAGCTGGCTTTGTTAAAACAGATAAGGTTGAGGTTACAGCAGAGAGTCCTTTGTTTATTTTACCTCCAAAATCATATGAAGACTAAAAAAACTTGGCAACTTCCTAAACCAGAAGTGGAAGAAGGAGAGTTTGATTGGCTACCAGTAGTAAGAGTAGGCAGGGT